GTGGAGAGGTAACATTGATGATATCGACAACCTTATTTACGGTTCCTTAGCTACTTTACGAGGAAGATCAAGGGAACTTTCTTTGAATAATGACTATATGGTTAGGTTTCTAAATTTACTTCGCTCTAATGTTGTAGGGCAAAACGGAATTTCATTACAATGTCTGTTTAAAGATAAACAAAAAATTCAAAAAGATATAAACGACAAGATAGAAGAAGAATTTAAAATCTGGAGTAAAAAAGGTGTTTGTGATGTTACCAAAAAATTTAGTTTTCAGGCCATTCAAAAGCAAGTTATCAGTTCTTTTGCTAGAGATGGAGAAGCGTTAGTTCGATTTGTTCGTGGAAATGATTTTAATGAGTTTGGTCTAGCTTTGCAAGTTCTTGATGTCTGTTTATTAGATGATAGATTTAATTTCCAGCCCACTGATAAAAATCAAAATATTATTAAAATGGGAATAGAGCTGGATGCTTGGGGTGCCCCGGTTGCTTATTATCTTAAAACCAAAGGATACGGGGATAATGTTTATACTTATTTTGGCAATAACTATACTCGTGTTCCCGCCAATGAAATATTGCATATTTACGATCCGGTGACCCCCGATCAAACTAGAGGTTTTCCCCTAATTCATGCCGCTATGAAAAGGCTTAAAATGCTTGGAGCCTACGAAGAAGCAGAAATTGTGGCCGCTCAAGTGGCTAGCTCAAAAATGGGATTTTTTACCCAGGATGAAGAAGGTGCCTATGAAGGAGATGACGAAGAGCAAGAAAAAGACGATGATGGTAATCTAATTCAAGAAGCCAGCCCCGGAGCTTTTGAACTACTACCAAAAGGGGTAAAATTTCAAGACTGGAACCCAGAGCATCCAGCGGGGAATTTTTCAGGATTCATTAAAGCCTGTCTGCGTGGGATATCTTCAGGAATGAATGTTTCTTATAACTCTTTAGCTTCTGACTTAGAAGGAGTTAATTACTCTTCTTTACGAGCGGGGCTTTTAGAAGAACGAGACTATTATAAATTACTACAAGGGTTTTTAATCGAAAACTTTATGCAACCCGTTTATGAAAAGTGGCTGGAGACTAGTTTTTTAATGGGAATTATACCCATTAAAGCAGGCGATATTAGAAAATATCAAAATCCCAAATGGCTCGGTAGACGTTGGGCCTGGGTTGATCCACTAAAAGAAACTAAGGCCAATAAAGAAGCAGTTGAAGCGGGCTTTAAATCAAGGCGTGGTGTTTGTATTGAAGAAGGAAGAAATATCGAAGATGTTTTTGGCGAAATAAAACAAGAACAAGAACTGGCTGATAAATTAGGTATCAAAATAGGAACCAACGAAAAAGAGGGTGATGATGGGGCAGAAAACGAATCTTAAAGAGCTGATTGGAAAATCGTTTGATAGAAAATTTCAAATAAAAAAAGAAGATATCGATGTTGATAACCGTACAATTAATCTCTCTTTTGCTTCTGAAGCGGCGGAAGTTGATAGATGGTACGGGAAAGAAATTCTAGAAATCTCTAAAAGTGCGGTTGATCTAAAAAGGCTTAATCAAAGGGGGCCGCTACTGGTTAATCATGATAGGGGTCAACATATTGGGGCAGTATTAAGAGCGTATTTGGATGAAAAAGACAAAAAAGCTAGGGCTGAGGTAAAATTTTCCAGATCTAATCTAGGGGAAGAGAATTTTCAGGATGTTCAAGACGAAATAAAAGTTAACGTCTCTTGTCGCTATAATATTCGTGAGATCAAACTAATAGATACTAGAAAAGATGACATTGATGTTTATAAGGTTACTAAATGGGAGCCTGTAGAAGTAAGTTTAGAGGCAATTGCTGCCGATACTAGCGTTGGGATTGGAAGAAATTTAGAAACAAAAGAAATAACCAATAATTTAGATAAAACAAATAATATAGAGGAGGAAATTAAAACCATGGGAGAAAGAACATCTACTAACACACCAAAAGATCATGGGCAACCACCCGCTATTGATTTGAATGCGGAAAGATCGAAAATGCTGGAAATGATGCAAATGGGAGAAAAATTTAACCAGCGTGATTTAGCCTCTAAATTTATACAAGAAGGAAAAAACAAAGATGAACTAGGAACCGCTATTTTAGAAACTATGAGATCTAATCCTATTGAAAAACCAAATGAAAATACCAATGATATAGGTCTAACTTCCAAAGAGCAAAGAAGTTTTTCTTTTTTAAAAGCGATAAGAGCATGTGCTGATGGTGATTGGAGAGGGGCAGAGTTTGAAAAAGAAGTTTCGTTAGCTACTCAGAAACAAAATAATCGAACAACCAACGGATTTCTAGTACCCTATGAAGTATTAAGGGCAGCTCCTACAGCCGCAACTACTAATACTAAAGTAAATCAGGGCGCAATTATTGATACCGTTTTAATGGTGGAGAGCTTTATTGAACTTATCAGAAATAAACTGGTTACCAGAAGGTTAGGGGCTAAAGTATTAACAGGATTAGTAGGAGATTTAGCCATTCCTAAACAAACAGGCGGAGCCGCAGCCTATTGGGTCAAAGAAGGTAATCCTCCTAAAGGTTCAAAGATACCTGTTGGACAAGTGCCGCTTGAACCTAACACCATTGGAGCATTTACCGATTTAACCAGAAGATTACTGTTGCAATCCAGTATTGATATCGAAAACTTTGTTAGAAATGATTTAGCGGCGGTAATAGCATTAGGAATTGACAGAGCAGTTATTATGGGCAGTGGGGTAGATGATGAGCCTAAAGGTCTTTTAACCATGCTTAAAGATGCCGATAGAATTCCCAAACTAGGACCCAACGGAAGTGCGCTTGACTTTAAAAATATAGTTAATCTAGAAACCATTGTCGCTACCGACAACGCAGATATTGGAACACTGGCGTATTTAACCAATGCTAAAGTTAGAGGACAACTAAAAACTACTGAAAAAGCGGCAAATACGGCTCAATTTTTATGGACGAATAGAGATGATGGCGATGGTATGCTCAATGGTTATAAAGCCGCAGTTACTAACCAAGTTCCTAGTAATCTGTTAGATAAGGGTTTAAATGCCCTGATATTCGGTAATTGGGCAGATGTCATTATTGGTGAATGGGGTATTTTAGATGTGCAAGTAAACCCATATGTAGATGATGGAACCGCCGGAACTGTTAGGATTAGAACCCTACAAGATGCAGATGTGGCAGTTAGACATATTGAAAGTTTCTCGGCTTACACAGATATCAAAACCTAGGAACAAAATTTGTTTGAAAAAGATCTAAAAATTTTTTTTAAACCTCCGTTTGGTAAAAAAATTAAAGTTACTAGCGGTAGACTAAAAGATAAATTTATAAATGGTATTTTTGATACTGGTTATAAAGATATGGAATTTGGAAAGATGCAAATAGCCACAGATTCAAGTGTTTTACTTTGCATAACCGAGCAAATAAAGGGCTTAAAAGAAGAAGATACACTTTTATATGATAGAAAAAAGTACATGATTAGCTCGATACAACCAGATCATACCGGATTAACCATGTTAGATTTAGCTGAGGAGATGACTTGAAACAGATTACTAGCTTAGAAGGATTTGCAAAGGAATTAGAGCTTTTGTCATCTAAAAAGGTTGACTTAGCTTTATCCAGGGCGATTAATAAGACCATGAGAACTCTAAAACATCAAGCTGCGCTGGCAACCTCAAAAGATTTACAGGTTAAACTAAAATTAATCAAACAAAGACTTTATGAAGCAAAGGCCAATACCAAAAGACTAGAGGCTAGACTAACAGCCTACCTTTATGATTTACCGGCGGTGATTTTAAAAACCAGGCAAACAAAAGCGGGGATGTATGCGGGAAAGCATTTTTATAAATCGGCTTTTCTAGCTAAAGCCAAAAAAGGAAAACTAGATAGAAGGGTCTTTAGAAGACTTAGGCAAGAAAGATTTCCCATCAAGGAGATGAAAATTAATGTTGAAGATGCTATGAAGGTTAACCTTTCATATTTGGCGATCAAGGTTCAAGATATTTTTTACAAGCACGTTAAGCATGAGGTTAATTATCTTTTAAAGGGTATGTAATGCCACTGACAGCTTTAA